CGGGGGCTTCCGGGGCCGCGCGGACCGGCGGTTCGGCACCCACCGCTGGCCGCGGCTCGCCGGCGGGTAGGGTGGGCTGTGCAACGGGTTCGCCGGCTCGTGCTGCTTGAGTATCGCCCGGGCGCTCGCCAAGATCAGTTCCCAGCCGAGGACCCCCCGGTACTTCTCCGGGTCCTGGGACCACTCCTGGAGCACCTCCCTCGCCCACAGTAGCTGGCTCTCCGGGTCTTCCGGCGGCGGCACCAGGTCGGTCAACGGGTTCACCTATAACCGGTTCAGGAGGACGAGGCGATGGCGGGGGAACGGGCTCAACTGGACGAACTTCTGGACCGCCTGGTTGGCCAGGTAGAGCGGTTTCTGGTGGCCGCGGACCCGGACCCGCTGGAAGCGTTTCGGGCGGTAATGGAGTTGGACGTTCTGTTGGCCGTACTGCGACAGCCGGCAGCGGCTCCCCTTGAGCTGCCGGTAGAACAGGTGGAAGAGGCCGGGATGCGGCTGGCGCAGCTGCAGCTGCGGCTATATCAGATGGCTGGGAACGAACCGGCTCGACACTAGGGACGACTGTCTGCGCGTATGGATCGCCTGCAGGAGGCGGCGGCGCTGCCGTAACCACCGGCTGTTCCGGCGGGAACGCCGGCTGCTCTGCCGGGACGCCGGCACGCTCGGTGGTGAACTCCTGCCCAACGATTGGCGCCGGCGCCAGGCGTTCGCGCGCCACCCGGTCGATAACGGCTGGTGGAAGCGGCGGGATGTCCGGGACCTGCGGCCGGGTCGCCTCGATCGCCCGGGTGCCGAGATGGTGCCCTAACCCAAAGCCGAGACCGCTGACGACATCGTGGCTGAACCCGGTGGCCAGCTCACCGGCGCTCGGCAACGGCTCGCCCATCACCGCCGGCACCCCGACCCGGGTAGCCGCACCCGCCGCAGGCATCCCTACAAACGACTGGTAGAGCAACCGCCCGACCAGGCCCTTGAAGGGTGTCAGCGCAAACAGGGGCGCCGTGGCTGCGGTGATCGAGCCGGTGTTTACCGCCTTGTCGACCGCGTAGTTCACCGCCTCGTCGTGGGACATGCCCTGCTGGCGCGCCGCTTGGTAAGACGGCCCCAGCGCCTCGACCGCGGCGGGAAGCCCCATACCGAGACCGCTGCCGGCGATCACCCCGAGGGGACCAGCCGGAGCGCCCAGCATCCCGCCGGCGATCCCGCCGCCCATTACCACCGGCGAGCCGCCGAGACCGTAGGTCAGCTGGTTAAGCCAGGTGCGGTGCTCGGGCTGCGGCGGGGGGTTCGGATCGGGAGTGAGGGCCTGCCCGGTGAAGACGCGCGCATAGTTGTGCATCGTGTCCCGAAAACCGGGACCAAACGCCGTGCCCTCGCCGGTGTCCGGCGCCGGTGGCTGGACCTGGCCCGGCGGGACCGGGATCGGCAGGCCCAGCCATTGTCGGGGATCGATCGGGGCAGTGGGTGCCGCCGGGCCGTTGACCAAGGGCGCCATCGGCAGACCGCTCATCGGATCGGTAAAGGCCGGCGGTTCCGCTGCCGCGGGGGCAGGCGGCGCCACGATGTTCCCCAGGCTCTCGGCCCCGGGGGCGCCGGTGGTCGGGGTATAGATCGACGATAGCGAGGTCTGCGCGGTCGGTGTCGGGTCGAGATCGAGGACCGGCAGCGTGCTGGGCGCCGCGGTTGCCGGGGCTGGGTCGAGATCGAGGACCGGTAACGTGCTCGGCGAGGCCGATGCTGGCGGCGCTACCGGGTCGAGATCGAGGACCGGCAGGGTGTCGAGCGGCATCAACCGATCCTGCGGGCCAGCGGGATCGGACCGCCGACATTGGTGTATTGCGGCGCACCCAGGATCGTCGAAGGCGGCTGCGCCGCGGGTTGGCCGGCTTTTACCGCCTGGGCGAAGGCGTCACCTAGCGAGGTGGGGGCGTTGAAACCGCTGGCAGCCCCCAGAGGTCCGCTTTGGGTTTGCTGCAGCGCCAGCGACGCCAGCGCGGCCTGACGGGCAGGATCGGGGGCATCCGGCGGCGGGGCCTGCGGCACCGCGAGACCCGACTTGAACTGCGGGTCGCCGGTCTCGGCGTAGACCGGGGCGGCATCAGTGCCGCCGCCAAAATCCGGGGCGGCGTTCGGTACGGCAACTTTGGTGAGCGCCCCGCCTGGGGTCAACTGGCGGATCTCAAAGTGCATGTCATCGGGGTTCTTCCAGGTGCCGCCCCAGGTCATGCCGTATTTGTCGGCCAACGATAGCGCGACATCCCGCGGGATCTTGCCTCGGCCACCGCGGGGGTTCTCGTCCCAGTTCACGTCGATCGCCCGCCCGAAAGCATGCTCGGACGGTGTTTGGGTGCCAGCGATATAGCGCGAGTTGAACCCGCCCGAAGTCTTCGGATTGAGGGCGTACCCACCGGCTTCCAAGTCGTTCACCAGGCCCTGGAACGCCGCCTGGTGCGCCTTGGCGACCGAGAAGCGCGCCCCGCCGGGGGTGGTGATCGTAACCAGTTCCGGGGCTCTCGGGAGAGCAGCCATCGGTCAGCTCCTAGCCCGGGAAGATGTAGCCGCCGCGAACGACGACAGGTTTGCCGCCGATCGTTGCAGGACCGTCCGGCGTGCCGGGGCGAGCCGCGCCGATTGCTCCGGCGGGAGCACCCGCAGCCGGTGCCGCCGGTGCTGCCGCAGCGGGGCCTCCTGGGGGTCTGCCGGTTACCAGCGGCGCTGGTCCCCGCGGTTGGGGTCCGGTCGGGCCACCTGGTGCGACCGCGTTGCTTAGCCGCCGCATCATAATGCGCGGGACCGGTTGACCTTCCTTGATGGGCTTCCCGGCCTCGTCGAGCAGATCGACCCGGAAATGCTGCACCTGTTGTGGACCGTCTTTTGTCAGAACGGTCTTGTTGATGGTCTTGTCGTCGGAGATCCACCCCGTGGTGCGGCCCTGGGCCGGGTTGATGCGCTTCTCTTCGATCAACTGCTTGATCGCCTTGTTGGCCGAGGTGACCTGGTTGCCCCTGGTCTCCGGATCGTACCGGTAATACTGATCCGTCAGGTCGCTCAGAACGGCGCCCAGCGCCGGCGAGGAACCCGCCGGCATCTTGTTCGTCCACCACGGTTCTTTGACAAACTCGCCGGCCGGGACCGGCAAGTGGTTGGCCAGCTGATTGTCGAGCAGTCGCTGCTCGCGGTTGGTCTCCTCGGCCGTCACCGGCTTGGGGGTCGTTGTCGCAGCAAACTGCAACACCTTGTCGCGGATCTGCTGGGCCTGATCCGGCGGCGCGTTGGCCGAGGCAGAAGCCGCCAGCGAGTTCCACCCTTCCAGGGTTGTGGGAGGGGCGGTCCAGCCGTTCTGCCGGGCTTCCTCGACCGTGCCTGGGATCATTTGGGTCGGGTTCTTCGGGTCGATCCAGTTGTGGACCGCGCCCAGCTGGGTCTGGCGGATGTCCTCAGTGCCCTGCTGGTAGAGCGGCGTGCCCGGTTGCGCCGGCTGGCCTGGCGCTCCTGGCACCGGTTGCTGGGCGCGTCCGGTCGGCATGCTGTAGGTCGCGGTCCCGGGACCACCCGGCTGCACCGTGATCGGAGTGGTCCCGGTTTTAACGGCATCCGGGCTAAAGCTCGGGGTCCCGCCAATGCCCTGCAGCTGGGAGAGCGGTCGCAGCACGGTGGCGCCCGTATTTGGGTCAGTGACCACTGCCTGCAGATCCATCCCTTTGCGCCCGGTCTCGCCGGCCTCGCGGATCTTGGCCGCGCCGATGGTGGCGCCCGCGGCGATCTCGTGTCCCTTGACGGTCGCGGCGGCGGCAATGTCGGCGTCGAGCGGTCCCGCTTGGCCGGTGCCAGCCAGCATCTGCTTATACTGCGGTAGCCCAATGATCCCCTTCGAGTACAGCTCATAGGCAAGAGCTTGCCCGCCCCCCGCCAGCGTGGCGGCATCAATACCGGCGAGCGCCCCCGCACCGTGCATCGCCATCAACCCCGGCAACGTCATCCCCGGCGGCACCGGCGCCACTGAGCCGTTCGATGTCGCCGGGCCGGCCTGCTTTGGGCCGCCATTGGGATCGGTAGTGCTGCCCGGGTTCAGTACCCCTGATACCGGGTCGTTGGTCGGCACCTGGCCGTTCGAGGTGGTCGTGTTCGGCGCCGGGGGCGATACCGCTGAAGGCGGCGAGGCTGGTGGCGGTGTGCCTTGCGTGTAGGGCGCAACCGCTGCGGGGACCATGTCCGCAGCCTGCCCGGGCGTCATGTTGGTGACTGCGGCAGCAAGACTGGCCGCGGGGGCGCCTGCCATCGGCAGGTTAGCAGGCGGGGCCGCGATCGGCGCGGCGCCGGGCACGTTCCCTGGCTGCTGAAAGGTCAGTGGTCCCGGCTGCGGCCCGCCTTGGGTCATCATCCCGTAACGGTTTCGCCAGTTCTGCTGGTCGATAATCTTGTTGCTTTCCAGCTGCCCTTTGCGCGCCTCGGTCCCGTAGTAGTAGCCCCGCGCCGCCAAGCTCGGGTCGGGGAAAAGCGACTGGCTCAAGGTCTTGAGGTTCTGGTCCCAGTCTTCGTAGCCGGTCTTCATAGGGTGAACCCCTTATGTCGGAAGCAACACGGCGTTGCCCCCGGTCCTGAGTGCTGCATCCTGCGAGTTCCCGAAGATCGGGCCTTGGCTGCCGAAGGTGCCGCCGGTGCCGAAGATCCCGGAGAGGGGGCTACCGCCACCGTAATACTGGCCGGCGCCGTAGAGCCCCAGTTGCCCGACGCCCTGGATGACCTTCCCCTGGCTCGCCTGGGCCTCCAGGTTGGCCGAGGTCTGCGCCAGCTTGTTCTTGGTGATCTGGTCGGCGTTGGCTTGCTGCAGGTTCGCCAGAGAGGTGGCGTTGCCGTAGCTCAAGCCCGCCGCGTCGAGCGCGTTCTGGCCGCGAGACTGCAGAAGAAGGTCCTGCGCCTGGCCCTCCCCGGTGGCCGCCTGGTAGCCCACCTTGCTCGGCAGGAGCCGGGTGGCGCTGCCCGATTTCAGGAGCTCCTCGGCCTGTTGCGCCGGCATGATGCCGTACTTGGCGTCGGCGATCGCCAGGTTGATCGCGTTCGAGGGCGCCGCGTAGGACCCGGCGCGGGCGATCCGGCTGCCATAATCGCGGATATTGGTAGCGGCCTCCGCGGTGCGCCGGGCCAAGGCGCCTTGGTTGACCGGGTCGCGCCCGACCGCGTCGGGACTGGTGGCATCCGGGCTCGGCGGCAGGTTCTCTTTGAGTAAGGCCGCGGCTTGCGCCTGCCGCTGGGCCTGCGCCTGGTCGAGCGCCTGCGGGTTGGTCTGGGTCAGCAGGTCTTGCGCCGCAACATCGCCGGTGGCGCGCAGGCGCTCGGCTTGGGCGTTCTGGGCGTTGATGGTGTCCTGGTAGTCCTGCAGCGACTTCATCTGCGCGTCGCGCATACTCATCGCAGCTTGATTACGCGCCTGGATGGTCTCCTGGCTGGCCGCGGTCTGCGCCGCGGTCTGGGCCACCCCGGCCTGCATGCGCTGGGTGAAACCCTGGTTCTGCGCCAGCTGGGTTTGCTGGTTGGCGCTGGCGATCGCCTGCGCCTGCTTTTGCTGCGCCTGGGCGCCCATTGCGGTGCCAGCGAGCGAGGCGGCGGTGCCGACCGCGGTGGCGATAGCCGCCGAGACTGGATCGCACATCGGGCCTACCTCGTGCTGCTTCTATTGGGGTCGGTCCCGGAAAGCCCCTTCTGGAACTGCCCCATGATCTGCCCCGATTGCAGACCGCCGAGGAAGTTGCCGCCGGCACCGAGGACCCCTGAGAAGATCGATCCAAGGGTGCTGACCGTGGGGACCGCCTGCAGCGACGACGCGACATCGCCGGCCGAGGTGGCGATCGGCGAGACCGCGTTGCGCTGGGTCTGCAGCGAGGTGTTCACGTCCTCGATGGTGCTGCCGGCGATCGGTGACCCGATGCTCTCGGCAGACGCCACCTGGTTGGCCAGGTTGGCCCGGGAGTTGGCGACATCGGTGCGCAACGCATCGGCCGCCGTCTGTGCCGCGCCGGTTTGCTCGGCGGTCGCGCGCCCAGCCTTTTCCTCGATCAGCCCCTCTTGGTTGACCCCGGCCTGGGAGGACGAGATCCCTTGGCGGGCCAGTTGGAACCCGAGGTCCTTCTGGGCCTGGCGGCGCTGGTAGTTGATCTCGTCCTGAGATTTCGCGAGATAGTCTTTGGCGAACTGGTCGAAATACTCTGGACTGAACCGCGAGAACGCCTGGTTGACCTGGTTGGTCCCCTCGGCCAGGACCTGGGCGCGACCGGTGTCGTACTCGCTCTGGCGCTGGGCCTGTTCCTGGACTTGGCGTTGCTGCTGTTCGTACTGCGCTTGCTGCGCGGCAAACTGCTGTTCGTTAAAGGTCTGTTGCTGGCCGGCGATGTCCTTCTGGGCCTGGATCTGTTTGTCGCTGAGATCCTGCGCCGCCATCTGCTGGTAGGCAGTGACCGTGGTCGCGCCACGCGCGGCGTACTCGCCCGGGACGCCTTGCTCGACCCAATACTGCCCAGGGACCCCAGTCGCCGGGTTAGTGTAGCTGACAGGTCCCATCTGCGGCCCGGTTTTCGGGCTTCCGCCGAAGAAGCACACGGCTCTCGCCTTTCTCCCGGGTCAGGTCCCAGGCGTACAAAAGAAAATCTTCACGCTGCCGGCCGAAGCCTTTGAGGACCGCCTCGATCTCGCCGCCCAACAGCTCGATCCAGCGCCGGCTGTCGGTGTTCTCGGCCAGGACATAGGCTTCGCCCCGGTGGTAGCCGGCCTGGCGCAGGATCGGGATCACGTAATCCAGGGACCAGCGAGTCATCGGTTTGACGACAGAGCGCCAGCGACTGGTCCCAAAGGCTCCGGCGATCACCACCCCCGGGCGCACCGGGACCACCCCGTTGACCGCCACCGGTTCGCCGCCGTCTATCGACCACATCCGCCACAGATCTCCGGCAGAGGCGTAAACATGGGCGACAAACTGGGCCTCGTCGTCGTCCCACCGCAGGGCAAAGATCTCGCGCCGGTCCCGCGGGCGCAAGTTGCGCACGATATAGGCGAGCCCTTCGGCAGTGACCGGGGTGGCTTGGACCTTCACTTCACTACCCCCGCCTCGATGTTGAAATGCAGGCTGGCCAACAACGCTGGTCCTGGGGCCTGGTGCTCCAGATGCACCCCGAAATGCGTGCCATAGCCGGCAAAGGGGATCGATTGCAGCCCGTAAGTATTGTCCTGGATCGTAGCGCACAGCTCGAACGCCTCGGTGTTGTTGGGCAGCATGCCGATGTTCACCGACCACTGGCCCTGGCACATTACGTCGACCGACTTGATCCGCTTGTTTTCGGTCGGGTTGTCGGCCGAGAGATGCGGCGTGCGGATGGTGACTTTGCAGCTGTCGTACTCGTTCTGAGTGACACCGCCGTAAAGGTAAATGTTACCAGCCATATCGAGGCAGTAGACGGTGTTGTTGACGACGGCGAAGTTCCGCACGACAAAGCCCGGTTTCATCGTCGACCAGGCGGTGATACTGCCGGCCGGGAAGTACGAAAGGACGTAGATCGTGTCGTCGATCACTAACCAATACCGGCCCTGGATCGGCTGCACCACCGCCTCGGCCTTGTGCACCGCCGTCGAGTTGGCGCGGATGATCGGGATCAGGAGAAGGTCGATCGCCGACCCTACGTCGCTGACGCTGGCGGCGAGGCTGAACGCGGTTTGCGCCTTGAGGGACCGCACCCCGCTATCGGAGAGAAAAAGCACATCGCCGGTGCCGAACTGCACCACCGAGTGGTCGGCAATGACGCCCTGTCGCAGGAGTTGCGCCAGGGTGTCTTTGGTCGGGTCCGGGTCGAGGGTCCAGACCTGCGTCTGCAGCCGCGCCATGACCGCCATCGACTGGTAGAAGACTTCCATCGCGAGCGCCTGCTCGCCGTCAGGATCGTTGAGCGCCAGGTTGATAAAACCCGCGCCGGGCTCGGTCACCGACGCGGGATCGTTCTGCGCCGGGTTGTTGATCCCGGAGAAGCGCAGATACTTCCCGTCGATCCGGTACATCTTCGACTTCCAGGTGCGAGCGTAAGTGCCCGAACTGAAACCGCCGGCACCCCCGGCGCCTTCGGTGACGAGAAACCCGTCGTAATAACAGCAGGTCCCGCCGTCAGCGGTCTGGGCGCAGACAAAGAACTTGTCGTCGAACGGCTCGACATCGAGGATCTCGACGAGCTCGGTGGTCCCCGGCGGGTCGGCCAGGGCGTGATAGACGATCGGCACCGGCAGGCTACCGGGGGCGATCACCGCGCCTTCGTGATGCTCGCCAAAAACGTGCAGGGCGCCGGCGTGGCCGATCATGTAGCTCATCAGCCCCACCGGTAAGGGCGCGATCGTCGTCATGTAGACGAAAGCCTGGCGCTTCTCGATCTCGCCGCCCTGGTTGAGGACAGCGTTCTCCAGGATACGGAGTGAGCCGCCGGGGGCGGTCAGCGGGGTCTTGCGAACGTCGAGCCCAGCTTTGAAATCGGTGACAGAGAAGACCTTGCCGGCCATCAGCTGCCGGGACCGCTACCATAGCCTGGGGGCACGTAATCGAGGCCGATCGCCGGCGGGTAACGGTGCCGCGACTGCGCGTCGCCGCCACCGGCGCCGATCGCCATCGCGCGCACCCGTTTGTGCGAACCCTGCCGCACCCGGTGACGGCGCATCGCCTCGTTGGCCTTGTTGAGTTTGAGCGCGGCATCCTTGGCGTCGTCGCGTTGCAGGATCTCGACCGCCGAGAAGAGTACGATCAGGTTGTCGGGCAGGGTCGAAAGATCACTGTCGTTGACCATCGTGGTGATGGTTTTGGTCCCGCGCAGCCGCAGGCTGGCCGGGTTCGAGGTGACCGTGCGCGGCAGCCCCGGATCTGGCGGGTCGACCGGTGGGATCACCGCGCCGACCGCGCTGGCGTCCGGGACCGGCCAGACTTCCAGCGTGTTGTCGTCGGCGTGGTGCATCCATTTCAAGGTAGGAAACTGCTTGAACCCGGCCGCCGAGTTGAGGATCGTCATCTCGCGCGGGCCGATGCCGTAAGTCAGAGGCTGATAGAAACTGCCGACCAGAACATGCACGGAGCCGATGTCATCGAACGCCAGATCGGCCGGGTAGGGGTAGTATCGCTGCCCATCGGCCAGGGCGATGTCGCGGTCGATGATTAACTGCGGCCAGTCGTAGTCCTGGTACAGCTGAACCTGGGTGCGGTTCAAATAATACAACAGAGTTTCCCTGTCGTTTATGCCGTGCGCGACGTTGGTCGAGTGACCGATCTCGGCCCGCAGATCGGTCAGCATGTCGCGCAGCTGGCGAGGCATCAGCGAGGCACCCCTTGGCTGGTGTCGACAAAGGTCGGGTTGTGGCTGCCGCCGGCGTTGACATCGGGCAAGGTCGAGGGCGCCCGGGCGGCGCCGGCACGCCGGGACGAACCCCGCCCCCTGTCGACCACGACCCGCGGCAGATCCCCCGGGTTGGGCGGGTTGTCGAGCCCCATGTCGTCGATCTCTTCGTCATCCTGGGCGTGGGCCGCGATCTCGTCCGGGGTCGGATCGTCTTCCTCGGCCAAAGGCGGCGCCTCCACCACCGGCCGGTCGGACACGGTGAACTGGTCGAGCGACCGCAAAGTCGGGTCCGGGTTGGCCGGACGCGGCGAGCGCGGCTTGTAGACCGGGAGCGTGCATTTCGGGATCGAGGCGTCCGACAGCGGCAGCCTCGGCCGCGCCCCCGGAAAGACCTCTTTAATGACATCCGGCTCATAGGTCAGCTGCAGCCGCTGCAGGACCTCTTCGTTGGTCGTGTCCCACTGGCCGACCACATGGATCTCGGTGACCGCTTCCTCGCCGTGCATGAACTGCAAGATCGGCAGCTCGGGAAAGACGATCGGGCGGGTGCGGTCCCGGTAAACGATCGTGTCGGGCTGCGAGCCGCCGCCCAGTGCGACCAGGCAACGCAAAAGATGAAACGCCGGCATGAACTATCTCCCTCGCGGCGCGGCTTTGCGCTGCGGTAACTTCGCCTGGCTCTTGCCCTTGTCGGCCGCGACGTACTCCTTGGCGACGGTTTTGGGCACGCCGGAACCCTTGATCGAACCCGAAGCGACACCGTGCATCAGGCGGGACTGGGCTTTCGATACGCTGGGCATTGCTCGCTCCTGTTTAAGAAAACGGGGACCAGCAAGGGGGTAGGAGGCTGGTCCCCGTGCGCCGTCAGGCGATCTCGACGACGAGCGCCGAGTTCACCTGTTGCGCAACCATCTGACCGGTGTGAGTCATCGACTTGTAGACGACGAACTGGTTATAGGGCCGCGAGGGGGTGAACTTGTGATCCCACTCGCCGTCCATCTTCATCAAGTAGATGTGCCGCGGGTCCCACCAGTAGGCCCGCTTGGTAAAGCCCAGATCATCCAGGGTCGGGTCGTACTCGATGGTCGTCCCCATAAACTTCAGCTGGCCCATGCTGCCGTCCTGGGTCCCGGTGAAACCGGTCATCGAGTAGTTGCCGTTGGCCCGCAGCTCGATCTCCATCGCGTTGATAAAGGCCGATCCCGCGAGGCACTTGGTCGGCCGGCCGCCGTAGCGGATCAGCTGGCGGTACTCGTTCTGCAGAAACTGCAGGAGCGCGCCGCCGTTGGCCGCGTTGGAGGTCACCGCGCCGCGACCGCCGGCGCCGCCAAAGGCCGCCGTCGCTGCCCGGTTCTGCCACCAGGTGTTGGTGTTTCGCGCGATGCCGCCGAGGGTCCCGGCGTTGGGGATCGCCGCGATGATCGACTGGATGCCCGCGAGCGCCTTGGCGTCGGCCACCCCGTCGCCCCACAGCAGGGCGTTCATGGTTCTCGCGTATTGCTCGCCAAAGTCCTCCAGCTTGTCCTGCAGAAGGTTGACCAGGACGGTGACATCCCGGTCGCTGTGGTTCGACAGGGTCTCGCCGTTGCCCTCTTCGTCGGTGACGGAAATGCCGTCGATCTTCAGCTCGGTGTGAGTGAGGGTCAGACCGATATGGTGCTCGCGCCAGGGGTAGTTCGCCCGCTGGATGTTGGCCGGGGTGTAGAACGACACCGTGTCGTTGTGGGTGTACCCGACCACCTTGTCGTTGGTGCCGCCGGCGCCGTAAGTGCCTTTGACCCCCAGCGAGATAGATCCCTTGCCGCCCGGGAAAGACTTGGCAGAGCCTTCCATAAGACGCAGGAGCGGCTTGGACTGGATCGACTGTTTGAAAGTGTCGCCCTTGTTGTAGTAGTAGTCCAGGGCGGCATTAGCGATGTTGGTGACTTCTCCAGCTGTAAACGCCATCGCGGTTTATCCACATCAGGAGGCCCGCCGCATGTTTGCGAGCGCCATCACCACGGCTTCCTTCAGGTTGCGTGGGTTGGCGCCAGCGGACGTGCCGGTTGCGACATGGATGCTGGACGGAGAGGGGCGGGTCGGCCGCGGCGCGGGCTGCGCTCGGCGGAACACCGCTTTGGCTTCGTCATACGCCGCTTGCACCAGTGCCACGGCTTGCTGCTGGTTCTGGGGAAGCCCCCGTTCCTGCAGAAGTCCTTGGGCAAACCGACGAACAGCACCCGACATTTGGGCGTAGTCGGGGTCTGTCCGCTGGATGCCGGCTTCCCAGGTGTCGACAGCGTTGCGGATATGATCCACTTGCTGCGTCTGCTGGGTTTGGGCCGCCACCTGATTGGCGTCGTTGAGCCGGGCTTCCGCTTGCGCGGCCCGATGCCGCGTGCGCGTCAGCTCGCGAGCCGTTGCGTCGTCGATCAGCCCTTCGTCGACCTGGGTTTGCAGATCGGAGCTGATGCGCAGACCCAAGACTTCCTGGGCGGCGAGCACATAAGGGGTGACACCGTCGAGAAAGCCCTGGTAATCGCCGCGCCGCAGGGCGGCCCCCACCCCCAGAAGCTGGTTGACATCTTCCGGTGCCAACTGGTGCTGCTGAAGATAGCCCTGCAACTGCCGGTGCTGTTCCAGCTCCGGCTGTACTGCCTCGAAGCTCTGGCGAGCCTCGTTGCGCTGCGATAGCAGTTGCTCGAAACGCCGCCGGGTTTCCGGCCGGAGCTTTTTGAGGTCAGCCTCGGTCGGGTCGGCGAGTTGAGGTGGTTTGGCATCCGGCGGGGGTGTCCCCTCGCCCGTAGCCGCTGCCTGGTCCTGGGAGGTCTGGTCCTGGGTGTCGGTCTCCGCGTCGGTATCGTCCGAGGGGAGGACCGATTTCTCGGGCCTGGTCTCCACGACCGTCTTGACTACGGCAAGTAGCCCTTCACGGTCTGACTGGCGGCTGTCGCCTGACGATGGCGATGTTACGTCGGGTGCGCTTGACGGCGGCGCATTACTGTCGGGCGCCGGCGATGGCTGCGCCGGTGCTGAAGGTTCGGGTGCGCCTGACGAGGGCGCCGCTACGTCTGGGGTCGAGTTGTCGTCCGACAAGGTCTTGCCGATCCTTGTGTTCCGGCAAGAGCTTATGGGCGTTTGTAGGGTGCATGTCTAGGGTTTTGTCCTGCGAAGGACACAAGCTATGGGGCGCTGCCCGCCTCGGCCAACAATTTCCGGACCACGTCGCACGGCTCCAGCACCGCCAGCACCTTGCCGTCAGCCAGCCAGATCACGCACTTCGCCGCGCGATTGACCACTCGCACCCCAATCTCCGGCCTATCATGCAGCGACGTGACCTGCCCCGCAGCGACATGAACCTGACCACCGTCAGCCCGGTGCAACAGCACCAGGACCAAGGCAGCGGTCAGCAGGATCATGGCGTCGGGAACCCCGGGTTGCTGGTGGCGCCGCGCGGCATGCCGCCGCCCAGGCCGGGGCGGTTGCCGTTGCGGCCGTAGACCTGAAGCGGCGGCACCCGTGGTCCCAGTGCCCCTGCGGTCCCGGGACCGGTCAGCGCGTTGGTGGCACCCACCGGCCCCTGTGCGTTAGGATCGGCGCCGGGGTCAGGCGGCCGGGGAGGGCCGCGGCCGGCCCCCTCGGGGCCACCCTCGCCCGCCGGTCCCCTCTCGGGGCCGGCGGGCGGGGCTGGCGGGCGCCCCATCAGCTGGTTCAAGGCTTCCATGCTGGGGACGCCCTCGGAGAAGGCTTCGCTAAGGTCGAGGCTATCGCCCATCCGGTTGATCAACTGGCGGGCCAGCCACTCCGGGTTAATCCCCGGGATGCGCTGCAGGAGGGGCACCAGCTGGGTCAGCATCTGCACGTCCTGCTGCCGGTCGGGCGGGCCGTTGGCGCCCACGTCCACTTCCAGCCAGACGTTCTCGGCGACGGTCTGCTTGTCCAACATCGGCCACACCGCGCCGGGGCCGACGATCTTGGTGACGGTCTCCTGGCTGACGTTGAGGACGAGGATCTGGCTCGCGGCCTGGGCCATCTCGGTCATCACGTCGTTGATGTCGTCGATCGTCGAAGTCAGGTCGGTGTTCTGAGAGAACTGAGCGACCGAAACCTCGGTTGCCGTGGCGTTCGAGGTAGTGCCTTGATCGGCTTGGTCGGACCCCAGGACCCGAAGGACATCCTCAAAAACCGGACCCGTATCGTAAACCGCCGCATCGATCGGCGGCATATGGATGACCTGCAATACGTCGTCGATTTTCTGCCCCGGGGCCAAGGCATTGAGCTCCAGTAGCGCGTTGGCCGGGTGGGTGCGGAGCTTTTCAAGATCGGGCTCCTCCAGGAGACCCGCCGCCACCGCGGTCTTCGGGCGGTTGGCGCGGCGGTGTTCCCTAAGACCCTGGCGCGCCCGGTTGAGCTCAAGCTGCATGTCGCGCACCAGGTCGATGTCCGACTGCGGGAAGAGGGTCTTCTCGTCGTAGCCCTCGTTGAGAACGATACTGAACCACGGCCAGAACCGGGTGGTCTGGGTCTCCGGCGGCCCCGGTTCCTGCAGGAAGTCCGGATAGCCGTCGCAGACGACGTACACGCTGCCGTCCTTGCGGTTGTAGATCTCCCAGACGCAAGCCAGGCTCGGCGCCACCAGACCGTCGCTGTCGCCGCTGCCGGCGTAGTAGTGCTGCTCGCCCGAGGGCTCAAAACCGGTGGTCTGACCGTTCTCGTTGTAGGCGGTATAAGAGGTGCCGACATCGACCATGTAGATCTCTTCGATCTCGTCTTCGGTCAGCAAATACTCTTGCGCCACCCAGTCGGCACCGAGAAAGCCTTTCAAGGTGCGGCAGCGCGGGTCGGGGATAATCGCGGTACTGTCGGGATAATCGAACGTGAGACCTTCCCGCACGATCAGCTGGCCCTCTTGGGCCAGGCTCTGGATCGCAATTTTCAGGCTCTCGGCGTCGGCGCTATCGGGTTGGATCTCGTCATCCGAGAGATCGCCGGCCAGGCGCTCGATGTTGGCCAACCGCTCCGACATATCGGCGATCCGGTGCTCGACTTCGGGCGCCATCTGCATCGCCCGCTGAAACCCTAGTTTGACGTAACCGACCCCGGTGATGATGCTCCTGCGGATCGACATCTTCATCGACTGCTTGAAGGAGTGGTTTTGCTCCTGGATGTTGTAATCGTAGAGCAGATCTAAAGTACGCCCGACCTTGGCGGTGATCTGGTCGAACTGCTTGACGGTGGCGGCGTCCTGCAAGATCGCCATCGAGTTGGGGTCGGGCGGCATGCCGGACTGCGCCGCCATCTGCATCGATTGCTGCGCCTGCAGGAGCTGCTGTTCGGAGCCGTCCCACACCGTGGCGATGAGCTTGGGCTTGGACTTCGCCTGCATCGTCGGGTTGTTCGGGTAGAGCTCGGCAGTACGCTGCAGGACGTGCCGGATGCAAATGTTCGCGACGTAGCGGTCGTCGCGCTTTTCGGATTTGGCGATCTCGGGCCACTGCCTCCCCTCGACAAACTCCATGTTCTCGCGCATCCGCTTGAAGGGCATGCGCCAGTGCCGCTTGGCGCGCTTGACCCGGTCCTGCCAGCGGTTGACGAGCTTGCGCCGCGGCTCGTCCGGGGTCGGGCGGTCGCGGTTGACGAAGGATTGGTCCTGCGTGACCAGCTGGGTCGGGTCCGGTCCCATACCGGGTGGTCCCGGGGCCATTGGTCCCGGTGGTCCCATCATGGGAGGGGTCCCGAGATCGCTCACCTAATGGGTGCCCCAAAAACACCCCAGCCCAAGAGCCCGATCAAGATGAAAAAGATCAAACTGAAAGGCCCATAAGGCTGCAGTACCGTTTGATTGCGCCAGTACCAGCCGCCACTAAAGACGATCGAGATCACGAAGAAGATCCAGAACCAGATACCTGCCGTCATTACCAACCTCCCGAGGCAAAACCCAGTTTCACGCTGCGCTCGGCCTGCTCGCGCTGCATTTTGAGCCAGGCATAGGTGTTTTCGAGCGGCAGGTCGGCGGTCGGCTCTTTGCGGTCGCTGGCCCCGACCTGAAGGGTCAGGCCGAGGCCGATGTAGGCCAAGGTGTCGACGAAATCGTCGTGCGCGTCGTAAGGGAACTTCAGCATCTGGTCCCGCGCCGCAGGCCACCAGGGCGCCCTTTCGGGAAACCGCACCCGGTTCATGCTTAATCTTCCCTGGATCGACTGCGCCCGGGTTTGTTTATCCGCGATCGGCTGCATCTCGATGAGAGAGCAAAACGTGTGCGTTTCAAGCATACGTTTGCGCAGGAACGGCCCGATCGACTTACTGATATGACCGCGCTCGGCCCACCAAAATAAGGGCCTGTGGGCCTTCATCATGCGTAACATACTCTCGACCGTCTGCTCGGCGTTCATCTGCCGCCACACCAGGTCCGGCAGGACCCAGATCAGGTCATCCTTGTCGATCCCGACCACCATCAGGCAGGTCTTGTCCGACCCTTGCTTTAAGGCGACCGCGTGGTCGGAAGCGGCGTAACACCGCAACGAAGAGGGCAGATCGTTGGGCCGGTATGTATGGAGCCAGTCCACCGAGAAGAACGTCCCGCCAGCCGGGCTTGGCCGCCCTTGGTATAAGGCCGAAAATCCCCGCACGTCGCGGCGCTGCAGGGCTTGGAGATAGGTCTTGCCAAATCGTCCGGGCCACAGGGGCTCCCCCACCTGGCGGCGCAGCGGGTCCTTGCCGTCGTCGAAGGCCAAGGCGGGCAGGTCGATGATGCGCCACTCCGCGGCCTCCTCCGGGTCGTAGTACGAGTTATGGGGGTCGGTTAATCGGCCGATAAGATCGTCCTGGTGCCAGCGGGTCTGGATCAGCATGATCCGGCCGGTCTCGTCCATCAGCCGCGAGGCGATAACCTGGGTGAACCAGGTCCAAAGGGTGTCGCGGATAGTCGGACTGTCCGCTTCCATGCGGTCTTTGATCGGGTCGTCGATCACCAGGAGGTCGCCGCCGCGGCCGGTGGTGGTCCCACCGCGACCGACAAAGGCTAAAATGCCGCCCTCGGTGGTCTCCAGGCGATCGCTGGCTTTACTGTCGGTCTTCAGGGTGGTCCCGGGGAAGACTTGGGCGTAAGGCGGCATCAACATGATATCGCGCACGGCGCGACCGATGTCCTGGCTAAATTTCTCGTTGTAAGTGCCGAAAATGACCGATTTATCGGGGTTTTTGCCCGAAAACCAGGCGGTGAACATCTTGCTGGCGAGCTGAGTTTTGCCGTGCCGAGGCGGCAGATTGATGATCAAACGCCTGATCCGGCCCGCTTCCAGCTCTTCCAAGGCGGCGCACATGACTTCGTGGAACCGCTGGACCTCGTACCGGCTGAAATCGGGGTCATCCGGGTAGCGTGGTGAGGGCATCATCAGTTTAGTGAAGGCGAGCATCGAGGTCTCGGCCTCGGTGACCGCGATCAGGCGTTTGAGGACCCCCTCATACCGGGCGAGATCAGGCGACATAGCCTACGTCATCGTGAAAGACGCCGTTGTGGCGGTCTTTTGCGGGACGATCGAGGTGACCGTCGCGGTGGCCGCGCCGGCCGCCAGGGTGTTCGCCGGGAACGTCGTCGTATAGGTCCCGGGGTTCCCCGCGGTGACAGGTGCGTCGCGGGTCGCAACCACCGCGCCGGCCTGGGTCAGGCTGACCGAGACCGCCGGGGGCAAGATCAGGACCGAGGGGTCGACATCGATGGTCCCAGAGATCGTCAAGGTCGCGCTGTGCGACTGGCCTGCCGGGTTCGCCACCGTCATCGTCGCGCCGGTGCCGCTGTGGTAGTCGCGGAACGACTGCTTCAAGCACCTGAAGACCGCCATCGTCGGGTGCGGTGGCGGGGACGACACCGTCAACGGTGCCGGTTGGTCCTGGGACGCCGCCATCAGTGCTTCCCCCTAGCGATGGTTTCGCCGCGAGTGCGGTTCCTCGGCCTTGGGCTCTTCCTTGGGCGGCGGCGCCGGCGAGCCGTACGCCTCAGCCTTGGGCTCGACCTGCGACTGCGGCGGCGGGCTGCTTTGCATTTCGATCCCGGGGGCGGCCGACCCTGCGACGCCAGCTTCTGGCGCGATCATCACCTGGTTCGACGGCGGCGCCACAGTGGTGCCGGCAGCGTTGGTGGCCGAGACCGTGC